GCGAAAGCGTGCGCTCAAGCGCGGTGAAATTGATGTCAGTACCGCCCTGAGTCAGGGTCAGCGCAACAGTTGATTCCACCGTGCTCTGAGGCACCGCAACGCGGCCTGCGCGGTAGGTGTAGCGCGGAGGGCGCTTGATGTTGATGGTTTGCCCAGGAGAGTAACCGCGCGACTGATTCGAGCCGAACTCGGACTCGAAGTTGCGATTGACGCCTTTGGAGAACGACAACATATTTTCCAGCACCGCAAGGGCTTCCTTAGCAATTATGGAACATGGGATAAGAGTATTAGACATGATTGCACTCCAGAAAAGGGATTAGCGAAGCCCCTGCGTCTTTCGCCATTCTCTGTAATCGACCATGCTCATGCGTGCCGGGTCTTTAGTAGAGGAGGACGAAGCACCAATCGGTTTGATGGGTGCGGGGGCCTTGGTTGTCTTGGCCGGTTGGGAAAAGGACGATTCCAGCATAGCTATTGCCTTTATTTGAGCAACAGGCGATAGCCTAGAAATACGTTCGACTTCCTCCGGATGCTTGGCAAGGTGGTAGGTAAGCTTCCCCGCAACATCGGAGTCCAGAAGGGCACTCCGAATGTGCTCCGTGATGGGGATATCAGCCGACTCCACAACCTCGTCAAAGTCGGGCATGGATGCCCGAGCCGCTTCAACCGATTCCTGGTAGCGGGCCTGCAACTGCTGCGCTTCAGTAGCGCGCGCCTGTTCAGCGCTTTGCTTCCTCTCGGTTTCGCGTTCTGCTTTGATAACCTGTTTGGTCATCCACGCAGTACGCGCCTCGAGGAACGATTCATAATCGTCAAACGCATCTCGCAAGGGCTCTGCGTCTGCTGGCTTGGCCTGCGGTTGCGGTTCAGGCTGGCGCATCGCCACCTGGCGATACACTTCAGCCTCAACTTCTTTGCGGGTCTGATACTTCGTGTTGGATCGAACCTTCTTGACGATCCTATCCAGATCTTCTTGCGTGTACGTCTTAGGAGTCTGAGGATCCTTCTCGAGCTCCTGTTCTGCTTCCTGCTTCGGTTCCTCGTGGGATTCCTGCGCAGGTGCTACAGGCTCTTGGCTTTCGATGGGCGTGACAGCCCCTGTCTCAAGTGTTTCGGACATAGTTTCCATGAGGCCCCAAAGGGCCTTTATCGGATGAGCGCCGCTATCTCAGCGGTGCAATAAAAAAGGCCCCGAAGGGCCTCTCTCTAGTCGCTCTGCTATCTCAGCAGTGCGTTACCCGCCAACCGGGCGGGTGCGGCTATTTAATCTGCGCCGACGACGAAGAACGCAACCGCCGTTTCCGACGGAGCGACGCCGTCCAGATGAATCGTGAACGATCCAGCAGCCGGAACAACGCGCTGCACGGCAATAGCTGCGCCGTTGCAGACCATCGCCATGACGTTAGAAGCCGCTGTCACAAGCGAGTTTGTCACGACTACAGAAGTGCCAGCAGCAGCAATGTTCACGCGGCCAGATGGCTTGTTGATGGTCTGGTTTCCCGTAGTACCCGGCGTGGTGTTCGTGTAGTCCATGAACAGCGCGCCCCAACCTGCTGCATTGTTGCCGAGGCGACCGACGCCGTTTGTCTCAGGGCGAAGCGCAGTGCCGCGATAGCGAGATAGGCCGTCTGAGCCAAAGTCGATTTCATTGCGGGTTGCGCCAGCGCCAGCGCCGTGCCCCACAATAACGCCACCACGACCAGCCGGTAACGTGATTTTTGTAGTTGCGCCAATGCGGTACTCCTGCCCAAAAACAACCCAGTTAAATGTATCAGTCAGCGTAAATCGCAGCGTGCGCCCGTATGCCAGGAACGCGCCGCCAGTCGCTGTACTTGGCCCATCGCATAAAATCGTGTGACCAAACGCGCCACCACGCCCCATCTTGCCGAGATCAAGAGTATTGCCAATCAGTATCAGCGGGTTGGACGTAGCAGCATCAAACTCAGCAAAAATGGCGTCGCCAATGGCATACACTGGTCCGTTTCCGTAAACCTGAGAATGTGATGCCAAGATATACACTTCATTGTCCGATAAAACATCAGGAACAGAAGTGTCATCACCGACCACAAGACCTTGACCGCTGGCAATGCAGTTGAGTCCGATGGCGCGAGCAGTCGGTTGAAAACTTGCAGCCTTGCCAATGATGAGAGGCTCAGCACCTCCTGTCGGTCCATAGTAACCGGGTTTTATCGGAATCGACGGACCGCCACGAGTTGCCAAATAGTTCCACTCGTCGCTATACATGCTGTACCAAGCGAATCCAGTAGTGCCGCCCGCAAGCACAGCGGGGCCTTTGACAGTTTCTCCCCATCCTGTCAACTCTACGCCTTTAGCAATATTTAAAGATTGGCCGTCAGCCACAATAGGTCTGGCGTTTAACTGATAAGTCCCTGGTTTAGCTAGCTCTGCGGGGGCGCCAGAGTTAATCGCATTTTGAATTGCCGCAGCATTTACAGCAGGGGCGGCGGAAGGATTTGCCCCGAATTCTTCTGCGGCAGTCTTTGTTCCATAGGAACGCAAGGGCTCGCTGTCTAACAGGCCGTTTTGCACATATTGAACACCACCCGTAAGATTGGTTGTCGCCGTAAAGTCGCGTACCAGCGCTGCCTCAGTTGCATTGTCCAACGTTACAACAACATTTGCCGGATAGCCGTTCCACGTCCTAAGAAGTCGAATAGTCATGCTTGGTCCTCAATGCCAACAACCACGCTGGGCTGTATCAGTTGTTCTATCTGACGCATCCGAACATCTATCTGCGCTGTCTCTTGCTTTAATTCCTCAATTGCAATGCGCGTGAGGTTGTTGGTGTCCGTTTCGTATTTCTTCAGTTGCCTATCCGCGTCCTTGCTCTGAAGCTCCGCAGTCAACTGCTGCACCTGCTGCTGTAGCATCCCGATGTACTCAGTAGCCTGCTGCAATGTCTGCTCGACCTCTGGCGGCAGGCCCTCCTGCGGGCCCTCGCCTTCCTCCTGCGTGATCTCGGGCGGAATAACCCGCTTGATCCGCTCGGCAATTTCCTCAGCGCCTGGCCAATCCATCGCCCGGACTACCTTATCGCCCGCCACGTCCATTAGCTTCGGCCAAGACTGGCTAAATTGCATCATCGCGTCTGCGGCTTCTTGGCGCATCGTGGAGTAACTCGGCCCCACGCTTACAGTCACGTCGTACTTGCCCACGGTAAGATCCGTCAGGACGATCTGCGCTTTGTCCTCGCGCGGCTGGTTGACCTGCACGGCCTCCACGGCGTCGTCCTCGCCCATGATTCGCACGATGCGCGGCGCGTCGTACACCTTCGGAATCATGTCCACGATGCAGCGTCCTGCGTGGCGAATCGCCCGCGACAGATTGTCGGCATAGTGGAAATTGGCCGTGTCCCCCTCGCGCTGTCTCGCAAGAATTGCCTTACCGGAAGTCTCGTTACCACGCGCCCCTAGCGAGGCGTCAAACATCCCCGTAGTGGCCTTAATGTTGTCATTGGCCAGCATCGCCATCTGGATGGCGCCAGACGGAATGTCTGACATAGGCTGGCGTGCAGGAGCTGACGCTAACGTCCCGTCAATCGTCACGGGCTTGTATTCAAGGTAAGCAAAAGACCGGCTATTTGCCTGGCTCCACTCTTTCTCATGCCCCTCGAACTGCCCTTCGGCCCCGATATACGGAATCTTAGGGCGCAGGCTTACTTCCTCGGTTGCCGAGGTAAGCCAGTAGTTGTACATCCGCTGGGGATCTTTGGCCCACCGGATCATCCCTGCCCGCGTCACCCGCCCGTCAACGTCGATCTCGGAGCCGTACACCGGGAAGACGGGGATCCACTTGCACGGAATGTCCGCGTCCTCGAGGACTTCAAGCCCCGTGAGCTTGTACCAGCGCACCACTTTCTTTTCCGAAAGCCGCTCGCGCATGACTATTACGCCTGGCACAAGTTCATCTTTCCAAAGCGTTGAGCCATCAGTCAACTGACACAACGTCGCAGTCGTGGACTCGATGCGGTAATACTCAACCACCCGCACCCTGTCATCACCGATCCACATCACCGAGCGATCCCCGGTCCCCTGGGGCAACATAGATTGATCGGTAGAGGCCTTTGGGTATTGGCGTTTAAACTCAGATTTTGGCACTTCCTCGGATAGGATCACATACTGCGCATCCGATCCATCCGGCTCGACGGACGACGAATCAAAATAGACTGTCAGCGGATTGCGAATGCGCCGGAACCGGATTTCCTGGTCGAAGGTATTCGGATCGCAGTAGTCGGTAATCAGCCGGAAGTAGCCGAACCCCACAGCCGCCGCCGAGGACACCGCCGTATCGTAAGCATAGTCAGCATTGCTGTTGTACTCGATGTGCCGAATCATCCCTTGCAGGATCTCGGCAGTGTCGATGTCCGCGTTGTCATCAACCGGATGCACCTTGATTGCGGGCTTGTTCTGCCGCAGATCGTTTTGAATTTGATGCAGGAACGTAGGCAGCTTATTGACCGTCAGGCACGGGCGAAACTCCAACTCGCGCATGCGCCGCATCTGCTCCGGCCACTGCTCGCCCTTTAAAAACCTAAGATCATCGACCGCGTTCTGACGGTTGTCTGACTCGTGCGTGATGCACGCCTCGAGCCGCTTTTTGACCTCATCAATCAGTGAATTATCACGCGACACGGCCGCACCATCACAATGGGGTTATCTTGAAGCACATCAAACCCGTGCCGGCTGTACCAGGCTACCAACGAGGAACGCTCAACCAGCACCAGCAGCGCCAAGCAATACTCATCCGCTTGCTCGCAGATTGCCTTTAGCAAAGCCGTTCCAGCGCCTTTACCACGCTCGTCCTCTTTGACGTAAAAGCTGCTGATCTCGCGGATGTTGTCTCGAAGATCAGGCAGCACAACACCCAGAATGGACAGAGAAGCCGAAGCCGGCCCCATTTTAACGTCGCCTAGCATCACCCCATCCATGATTGTGCGTACCCTCCGGACCATGCGAATTCGTCTTCTTCAGCCTCAACCTTAGCGGCCTTCGGCTCTTGTAGCCCCACCGCAAGATAGCGGAACGCATCCGCCGCGTGACTCGTCCAGTCGTGCAGCGGCCCCATTGCAATCTGCCGCTTCTCGTCTACCCGCTCGCGGTACTGCCGCAGCGCATTTAGACCCGTAGCGCATTTGGCAACATCGAACCAGCAGCGCGCAACCAACATCCGGCCAGCGTCGATGCCGTCTTTAATGCCGATGTCGCGCACTACGTTAAACGTAATACCTAGGTTGCGCGCGACTTCGTAGCGACTCTTGCCGGTACCAAGCTCGCGCACCTTAAGATCGTGCGGGCCGTAGTGCGTGCCGTAGTTGTAGGCTCGCTCACGCAGTCGCGCCGCGTAGTAGTCCAGCCCGTAGCCGGACGACTCAAGGTAATCGATTACCCTGATTTCTCGTCCAATCGTTTGGAAGAACCAGATTGACATGGAATCAGACATGCCCAGATCCCACGCGGTATGTACCAGGAGCGAATGATCGTGCGGCACGCGCGTAATGCGCCCCTCGGTTTCGGCGATTTGTAGCTCACGCGCGTAGTACGCGCCGGTAATAGCCGCCTCGAACGAGCACTCGAATTCCTGCTGGTACTCGTTTTCCGGCATAGAGCGCGCAAGCCGGGACAGTTCTTCCGCTGGCAGGATGCCCGTGTCTGACGCCTTCAACACCTGCACGAACCAATCGGAATCGTTTTGAGCGCGCTTGTACGCCTCGCCTAGCAGGTTGCCCCAGCCCTTGGGCGTACCCGAGATATCTAGCCAGCCCTGACGATCAGAAAGCGCCGGCAAGATCACTTGCGTGATGACGCCCGGCGAAATGTCCTGCGCCTCGTCTACCACGATTCCGTCAAAGTACAGCCCACGCAAGCGCTCCGCGTTCTCCGCCCCGTACAGGCGGATCTGCGCGTTGTTATGGGCCAGAGTGACCGATAGCTCGGACTCGTTGACTCGAGGCTGCATCGGCGCCGTGTAGCGCTTCAGGTACGCCCAGGCGATGTCCTTGGCCTGGATGTAGTACGGCGCCAGGTAGCCAAACCGCGGGGCCTCGGTGCGAGCCGTTGCCGCCGCTCGAATCAGCTTGTTAATGCGCGCTACCGTCT